CTACTGTTTATAATCTGTGAGGGTCCGTTAACTGCAAAATTTACTGTTGCAATTCCGTTAATAATATTAACACCAATATTTGATGAGAGTCCTCCACCTATTCTATACTGAATAAAAAGTGTTGTATTTGGTTTTAATACTGAACCTAATGAAAAGTTGTTTTGGTATTTGGATAAATCAAGTGGTTGTCCGTTTCTAGCAAATTCTCTAAGTAATTCGTCAGTAGAAGTATTACCTCCACCAAATGTTAATTTCATATAACCCTCAGGAGTATATTCTGTAATAAATCTGCTTGTAGTTTGTAAATATCTACCCACTTTAACACCAGGGGTATCAGAAGTTTTTGTCGGGTCTTCGATAAACACTCTGTCTTCGGCAAGAGCCTGAACTTCATACCATCTATTATTTGCACCCAAAAATTCTTGAGCTGAGGGTATGTTTGTATAGTTTGTTCCGTCTTTCAATAATACACTTGTAACACCAAGTACATTTCTTTCAGGTAAAAATATCTCATAAAATGGTCTTGATTCTATATCTGTAATAGTTTTTTTAAACACTTTTGTAACACCATTCACTACCGCCTCTCTTTTAACAATTGTATAATTTACAATAATATTATTTGAGTCATAGTTTGGAATAACAAGTCTGTTAACAAAACCATTAGAGTCAAAATCAGATGAGAAATTACAATCGTTGGGTAATTCGAATATCTGTCCTGCACCTTGTACCTGACTTCCTCTTCTTAAAATTCCACAATATCTTAAATCCTCTTTATCACCAAAAGCTGGTACAACAATAGAGAACTCAACAAGAGCAACAGAAGGTCTTAGTCCAGGTATTTTTAAACCATAAGTTCTTGCTATGTTAAATACAGACGACCTTTCTTGGGCATATTGTAAAACAGTTTCTTGTAAACTTCTGTCAATGTGGTAGTGAAGGTTATCAGTAACGGCAGCATTCAAATCCATAAAGACGCTAAAAATCGCAGCATCATTAAAATTTTGGACTAAATCAGGATAATATAATTTTGTAAAATTAATTAATTCATTCCTGATATTTTGGAAATCCCTTACAGTATACGATATTTGTTTGTTAGCCATTACTTTTATATATTAATAATTATAAAATCACTCTGATTAAATACATTATTTGTGATTGTATAATCAATTCTTACTTTTGCAGTATATTCTAATCCCGCTCTACCGGGTAAGGCAATTGTATTATTAGTCATTCCATCTTGAGTAGTTGTTGGATTCACCCCTTCTTCCGTACTTGCGTCAGTAATAGAAATAGTATTTATTTGAAGGTTTGGTATATATTTTCCAACCGAATCTCTTATCTCTGATTCTATTTGATTAAAGGTTGGTCCATCCAACGGTTCGAAAATATATTCATACAGTCTTGTACCAAAATCAGGTAAAAAATATCTCGCGCCTTTTCTTGTTAAAAGTAAGTGAATTAAACTACTTCTAACTTCTTGGTCTTCAAAATCTGTAAGGTCTAAATACTTTCCATCAAATGAATCCCTAAATGGGAAAGTAATACCATATGTTACACCATTTGCCATATCATATAAATATGGAACTATTTAATTTCAGTAATATTATAATAGTAACAATCTCCATCTTCAGCAACCCACCTATCAGATAAAGTTTCAACTGAAGGTAATTCAGTATCCACTTTTATCTCTTTAGGTTCTATTGGAAATTTATTTGTAATCCAATTAGAATCTCTCCAATAAATTCTGTTGTTTGGTTGACACAAAAGATACCCATCATCGGCAATTAAAATATGACCGCATTTATAATCAGAAGGTTCATCAGAATATGAATTTTTATACCAGTCGACTGTCATAAGATATGTTGCCCAAATTTTTGACCCATCTCTTAAAACGACTTGACATCTTTTTTCATATAAATAATCAAAAATGTTTACTGCAACATTTTCTGAAAAACAATCCCAAAGTTGTTTAAAATAGAATGGTATGTCATTATCGGGTTCTTTTATGAATATTTCAGAAATTGGAACCCTTGACCTTAACATACCATAATCGGTCATTATATGAAATGTTAAAATTTTACCTGCTATAGACTGAATTCCAAAAGCATATGCCTTATGAAACTTATTATCGTCTTCCGCATTTTTTGTAAAATGTGAAACCCTGACCAAACACTTAAACAACTCAATGTTTTCGTTATAAACTGCCATGTGTTAAATATTATGATGAACAACCAAAACAATCAAATTCACTATTTGCCGGTTTTGGTGGTAAGTTTAAATTTGAATAATCTACTTTAGGTGGCTCAGGTGTTACATTTGGTTTTGATACTTTTGATATATCTACAGCCAAGTGTTTTGCCCCTGTTGAAATTGCCTTTGTTCTAACATAATAACAAAGTGTCTTCAGTCCTTTTTCCCATCCGTAGAAGTGTGATGATGAAATCTTTGACAGGGTTGGATTACCCATATAGATGTTCATTGATTGTGATTGGTCAATGAATGGAGCTCTGTCAGCAGCCATTTCAATCAATTCCTTCTGTGAGATTTCCCAAATTGTTTTGTATTTTGGAATTAAGTGTTCAATTCTTTTAACTTTCTTATTGTATTGTCTGTCTTCAGGGTCAAGGTAGTTATTGAAATTAATCCCCTGAACTGAACCTTCATTAAGAATAATTTCATTCTTTAGGTCCTCACCCCAAATACCTAACTTCTCAAAGTCATTAATCAAATATTTGTTAACAATCATAATCTCACCACCAACTACACGTCGATTAAAAATCGCCGAGTGAGCCGGTTCTGTCATTTCATATGAACCTGTAATCTTGGCCGATGAAGCAACTGGCATTTGAGCGGTGAATAAAGAGTTACAAACTCCATAATCTTTAACTTCTTCTTTAACTGATACCCAATCCCATCTTCCTGATAACTCATTTTCTTTCAAACCCCACATATCAAATTGGAATATTCCCTCTGACATTGGTGAGCCGTTAAAGAAATCATATGGTTTATATTCTTCTGACTTACATAAACGGCAACTTTCAGTAATTGCAGCAAAGTAAATTGTTTCAAAAATATCTTTATTAAGTTTCTTAGCCTCTTCTGATGTAAAGATGTAATCCATCAAATAGAATACATCTGCAAGTCCTTGTGTTCCAATTGCAATCGCCCTTTGTTCACGTCCACCCTTGTTTCCTTTTTCAGTTGAGTAGTTGTTAATATCTACAACTTTGTTAAGGGCTCTAACAACTTTACGAGTTTCTTCATACAATAATTGGTGGTCAAATATTCCGTCTTTAATGAAATTCTTTAACACCATTGATGACAATGTACAAATTGCGGTTGTATTTTCATCTGTGTATTGGTAAATTTCATTACAAAGATTTGACTGTTTGATAACACCGATGTTTTGATGATTTGTCTTTTTGTTCGCATTGTCCTTTGAGCAAAGATATGGGACACCAGTTTCAATCTGTGACTCAATAATCTTTGACCAAATTTCTTGGGCTTTAACTTTTTTACCGATTCCAAGTGACACCGCTTTATTATAGTTTTCTTCGTATTCGTCACCATAACATTCTTGGAGTGGTTTAACACCCGCTTTCTTAATATCATTAGGACAGAACAAATACCAATCACCGTTGTTTTTAACGGCTTTCATAAAGTTATCAGGAATCCAAAGTGCTGTGAATAAATCACGGGCTCTTAACTCTTCAGCTCCTGTATTCTTTTTAATATCCAAAAGGTCAAAAATATCTTTGTGCCAGGGTTCCAAATAAATTGCTGCAGAACCTGGTCTACGCCCTTGTTGATTAAAGAATCTGAGTGATTCATTTACAATTTTCAAGTACTTCAAAAGTCCTCCGGCAAATCCACCTGATGAATTAATTCTACTTTCTTTACTTCTAATGTTTGACATAGAAAGCCCAATACCCGCAGCATCTGATGAATATGTCGAGATATCTTTCATTGTATTCAAAAGACCTTCTCTTGAGTCCGCATCATTAAAGTGAAGGACACAAGAAGCAAGTTGTGGAACTTTTGTACCAGCGTTAATCATAATTGGTGTTGCCGGTGAAATAAGTTGACTTGATAATGACTTATAATATTCAACCGCTTGTTCAAATGATTTAGTTACCCATATTGCGACACGCATGTACATATGTTGAGGACGTTCAATTGTCTTACCACTCGGTAATTTCAAAAGATACATCTCTTGTAACGACCTCCAAGCAAAGTAATCAAAGTTATAATCATTATCATGATTAATAACTTCATCAATATTAGATGGTCCATAACTACTAATCATATTTATAAACTCCTGATTAACAATACCTTCTTTGTAAAGTTCCATCATAGTGCTTGAGAAACTTGCATTGGTCTCTTTATGGTAAGCGGAAATTGCAACTGATGATGCAAGTCTTGAGTAGTCGTGATGACTACCAGTAAATGCTGCCGCAATCTCATAGATTAACTTATCAAGTTCTTTTGTGGTAATTTCACCTTCAGTTGGAACTGAGGTGATTACCTTAATAAAAATCTCATCAGAATTAATGTTTAAACCTTTGGCGGCTCTTTTAATTCTATTATATATTTTTTGTGGGTTAAAAGACGCATCTTCCCCACTACGTTTTTTAATTTTTAGTGACATCATAGTTTTATAAAATAATCAATTAAAAGTCATCCGTAAAGGACAATGTTTCGTTCAACTTTGCTTTCTGATACTCAACAGTCCTTGACTCAAAGAAATTACCTTTTGTTTCAACTGCAATTTGTTCCATAAATTTAAATGGTTGTTCAACATTAAAATGTTTTTTACATCCAAACTTAACAAGTAGACCATCAACAACAAACTCAAGATATTGTTTCATAAGATTTGAGTTCATTCCGATAAGTGAAACAGGTAATGATTCGGTAATAAATTCTTTTTCAATCTCAAGTGCTGAAAGAAGAATTTCCTTAATTCTCTTTTCACTTGGTTTGTTTTCACAGTGATTGTTCAAAAGGTGAATTGCAAAGTCACAGTGAAGATTTTCATCTTTAAATATAAGTGAATTTGCGTTACACAACCCTTGCATGATTCCTCTTGATTTCAACCAAAAGATTGAACAGAATGAACCTGAGAAGAATATTCCTTCTACAGCCGCAAATGCTACAAGTCTCTCTTGGAAGGATGCGTTTGTAATCCAATCAAGAGCCCACTTGGCTTTCTTTTGAACTGCTGGAAGTCTGTCAATTGCGTGGAAACATTCATCCTTTTCATTTGGATTTGACACATATGTATCAATCAAAAGTGAATACATTAGACTATGGATATTCTC